GCAGCACATATAGTATTATTATAAGGCCATTAGGGGCACAGAAGCCCCTTAAGCTCCACTACATCACGAAAGACGAGGCCATGGATGCGTGGGACTCTTTTGTAGATAATGCCTTAGACGGCGATACAATGAGCCTGAAGCGCAATGAATGGCTGCTGTCTGAATATACGCAAGTGTTAAGGGGTATATAATGGCCGTATATTACTGTTTGGGTTGTGATCTATATTTTGATAATGACTATTTCCCTTGTGCAGAGCACCCAGATACAGGTGAGCTAGTGTGTGAGGATTGTTTATTGGAGGCAGAGGATATGAGTAACGAAGCAGATACGCAGGCCGTTGAATTCCTGGCGCACAGAGACAACGAGCAGAGCAGATTACGTGCGCTGGACTTGTCACCAGACCAAAAGCGTGCTAAACTAGTATTTATAGACAGCACACTTGATTCATTGGATGGTTTTATGGATGGTGACTACATGTATTATAGAGGTGGCCTAAAGGGCCCTTACAGTAAAATGTACTTTTATAATGTGGGGTCGCTTATGCGTGTTGTGGGTGGTGGTGGTGAGAAGCCTTTAGGCTATATTTTAACAGAGGGGGTCGGTTATGATAGTTGATGAAGAAGATTTTGTAGAGATGGTAGATGATATGCTGCAGGACGGCGACAAATGCCACCTACTGAACAGATGGGCAAAGGAGGGGTACGACCATAGGGGTGGGGCGGCTATCGCTAACACGTTGACAGCGGAGCAGCTCTCAGATGTAATCACAATGGGTATTAATGAACCTATTTACGAGGTTGGTGATATGTATGGTGACGATACGATAGTTAGCTTAGGTATGTTTAGAGCAGGCCTAATGGGGGAGGATTGTAATATACATTCTTTATTCAATGTAAGGAACATCAAAGTAATCACAACAAAGGAGTTACAAGCATGAGTCATTTAACCACTGGAACGGTAGCGTTTAGTAATCTTACGGAACATGATGTGTACAAGGGTAAGTCGACAGGCAAGTACAATGTAGTACTGCGGCTGGATGACTCCGAGGCGGCAAAGCTGGCCGACTTAGGTGTTAACCTCAACACTTATGAAGGCGTAGAGCAGCGGAAGTTCTCCACTAAGTATGGGTTTAAGTTTGTAGACTTAGATGAGAACCCTGTAACAGGTGAGCTGGGGGCTGGAACTGAGGTGCGTGTGGCTTGGTCTGCTCGTGAGTCAGAAGGTAACGAGTTTGGTACGCTTACGGACCTTATCGCCGTCCGAGTTGTACAGCTGGTTGATCCCATGGGCAGCGACTTACCTTCGGAGTTCTAATGAAAGGTCCTTGCCCTGTATGTCCATCATCAGATGGGTATCACACTTGGCCTACAGGCGATGCGCATTGCTTCGTCTGTAAGTTTCACTCCTTCGCGTCAGGAGAGACACAGGTTATGATTAAACGGAAGGTTACAGCTATGGAACAGAGGGGATTTATAACAGCTATAAAAGACAGAGGTATTAGTCTTGATGCCTGTAAGCGGTACGGGGTTACAACTGAGGCTGCTAAGGACGGCTCTATTGCTAACCACTTCTACCCTTATGTAAACACTAAGACTGGGGAGGTCACGGCCACTAAGCAGCGGCTATGCGCCGATAAGGACTTTAGATGGACAGGTGATCGGACGGACACTGGCTTGTTTGGACAGAACGCCTGTAGTGGTAGGGGTAAGTACCTTACGATCACTGAGGGTGAGCTGGACACCTTGGCGGTATCAGATATGTTTAATAATAAGTTTGATGTTGTGGGGGTTAAGGACGGTGCAGGGTCCGCTGTACGGGATATTAAGGAGAATATGGAGTGGATTGAAGGGTACGATAATATTGTATGGATTATGGACAATGACAAGGCTGGTAAGGAGGCGACAGATAAGGTTAAGGACTTGTTCAGCCCAGGAAAGCTTAAGATTGTAAGCCTTACGGACTATAACGACCCTGATGAATACCTCATGAACCGAGGTATACAGCTGTTCACTAAGGCATGGTGGGACGCTACGCCATACACCCCTGTAGGCATTGTAAAGGCCTCTGACACATGGGATGCCATTCTTAAGTATCGTGACACCCCTTCTATAGACTACCCATGGGCAGGCCTTAACGACCTCCTGTTGGGTCAACGGACAAAGGAGTTAGTCATATGGGCGGCAGAGACTGGTGTGGGAAAAAGCCAGACAATGCGTGAAATAATCCACCACATCATAGGTTCTACGGACCAGCAGGTTGGGTGTCTTATGCTGGAAGAGAGTGTGGCTAAGTCAATGTTAGGCTGGATGTCCTTTCATGCGGGGAGGCCACTACATAAGGAGCTGAATAAGGTCCCAGACGAAGAGCTTAGGAAATACTGGGAGATGGCCAGCGCCGGTAACCGCTTCTACCTATTGGATCATAAGGGCTGGCAGAACGAGATTGAGACGCTTAAGTCACGTATACGTTATATGGCTAAGTCATTAGGTTGTCGGACGATCATACTGGACCACTTACACATAGCTCTAAGCTCAGTTAGTGGTGCCTCAGGTGACTGGAGTGGTATTGATGAGTTAGTTACTCAGCTCACGGTCCTAGCTCAGGAGTGTGATGTATGCCTACATGTTGTCAGTCATGTGTCAGAGGGTAGGTCGCTTAGGGGGTCTAAGGGTATCAGTAAGCTTGCTGATGCTGTCATATTCCTGGAGAGAGATAAGCACCATGAAGATCAAGAGGTGGCGAACACCACGATGGTTGTTGTAGATAAGAATAGGTTCGGAGGGGATGTAGGGACCGCTTGCTATCTTAAGTATGATAAGATGACAGGTAGGATGACTGAATGTTCAAAACCAGAAGCGGCCAATGTGCCTGAGGAGTTTTAATATGAGTAATTTTAAAATAGTATTATTTACGGTTGTAGTATATCTTTCCGCACTTTTACTGGCGACCTCTCTAGCAGAGAAGAGTGAGGCGCATGAGGCAGTGATGATCTCTGACCAAACATATACAGATTTGGTATTTCCTTTATGTGTTGCTGAGGTGGCTAATCTTTTATCAAACTCTGATGTGCCAACCACCGCAGAAGAGGTTACGGAACTAGAAATATCCTGCTTCAGAGGTAAGATGGACACGACCTACCCTTTAAAATATATTGAGCACAAACACGCCGAGGTGACACAATGAAACTGCTGGAGGATGCACTGTTCGTAGCTTTTGTTTCTGCTATATTATCGGCCATATACTGGTATCAATACATAAGCCCTGAGGTAATAGTGCTATGACTACTTTAAGCGAGCGTAACACACTCTTTCGCTGTCCTTCCTGTCATCAGCCACAAGGGGGCGCAGAACAGATAGCCAGTGGGGTTACAGGGGAGGAGGTTCTAGCGAACCTAGAGAGGCAGGTGTCTGCATGGGTAAAGGTACATGCTCAGCAGGTGGTGAGGATTAGGAGGCTTGAGGAAAAGCTCGAAGCACTGAAGGCAGAGGCGGCTGATATTGACGCGGTAAATGCCTTAAATACACTTTTACTACAACCTGTCCTATAACAGTTTTATGCGCTATTAAGTGTCAAAGCGCGACACTTTACTGCACCAAAAGTTAGTGGTTTTTCTGACACTTTAATGTGCCACTACTGAGGGGAGTGCTATGAAGGGCTGTGAGTTTGCGTAGAGGGGGCTGGTGGTATTGTAGCTACCCAGATGACAGCTAATATAAACCTAGATCAACGCACAATCTACTTGTAGAGGAGTCTTGGTTATTAAAGGGAGAAAACGCTATGAAAACTCATTGCCCGATATGCCTTCAGCGAGAAGGCGAGCCTCATAAGATGGACTGCCAGAATGCTGCTTACGTGAGGGCATTAGAGAAAGATAATGCAGACTTACGTAAGCTGCTGGTGGGGGTTTACTCAGAGTCATATATCAACAGTGTGTTAAATGGAAGAGTGGCCTAAGATACAACTGTTTACTTATATAGCATAACGAGTCGGAGATTGCATGATATTAGATATAGAGACAAACGGGTTGAAGCCCTCAGTAATTTGGTGTGTAGTAGTTAAACATAAAGGAGAGATTTATGAGTTTACCGATCAAGTGGCGTTTAAAGCATTTCTGGTACAAAATCCAAACGAACGAATCTATGCGCACAATGGCCTCAATTATGACTACCCTATTTTGGAGCGCCTGTGGGGTGTTAGTTGGGATGGCTTTAATCTTAGGGACACCCTTGTTCTTTCTAGGCTGTATAATCCTAGCCTTGCCGGGGGTCATAGCCTTAAAGTATGGGGAGAGCGGCTTGGATTCCCTAAAGGGGAGTATAGTGATTGGTCTAAATTCACTCCGGAGATGCTATCATACTGCGTACAGGACGTTGAGGTTACAGATAAACTCTTGGAGAAAATAGGAGACCCTGAGGTGTATGCCGCTGAGCTAGAGTTTAAGGTGGCTGAGATCATGGGACAGCAGCAGGAGAATGGCTGGCTGTTAGACCAGGAGTTGTGCTGGGATCTTATGGGGGAGCTTAAG